ATAATCTTCTAAGTAGTCAAGAGGGTCTAGGTCCATCGCTTCGATTGTTTTAGCAGCAATCTTTACAGCAGCATCAGGAGAGATAACACCACCAGCCCCGGCAGCTTGCAGTGCAGGTAGTAGTTGTTGACCGATCATAGTCATCTTTTTAACAATGTTACTGTTACTATTTTCACCTACATCAGCATCAATCTGAAGTAGCATGTTGGAAGGTAACGTAGACGGATCTACAGCTTGATATACTTCGTTTTGATCAAAGTAGTTTACTGTATGACCACGCATCTTTTCACGGATAGTCTTATAAACACCTTCAACAAGTCGCTTAATACCAGTCTCAACGAATCTACGTGCCATGTACTGAATACGTACTTGTGCAGCAGTCATTGCTCTCTGCATCTTTTCTTCAGAGTTGCCTGATACGTATAGAGTATCATTCAATCCTTGAGCAGCCTTAGACAAACCTGTGGCTTGCTCTTTATGCATCTGTAACATCTCTAGTAATGGTACAGTACCTGTACTAATAGTATCAGGAGTCATAGATGACACAGCAGTTTGGGGATTACCGTTTGTGGCGATAATCTGCTTAGGCTTCATGTTTTGAAGAGCACTAAAGTCAACTACGTTAGGGTCAGCAAGTTTAGGTGAGTAGTTAGTTAAGTAAACGTTTTCTACGAAACCCCGTAAGATAGCAGTTGTTGCTAAGGTAGAGGGACGAATCATGTCTGCAACAGACAAACCGTAGAATTCGTGGGGAACTTCAAATGGGCATAAAGAAGCTAATGGGACTGTATCACAGTCTTCTTCGTGTAAGATATGGTTGCCAGCAACAATCAAGTGCTTTAATTCGGCAATACCATCACCATCACGGTCAGCTCTTAACCAACATTCAATTACAGTGATCTGTCTATTCGCCTCAACAGGGAATAGCTCTCTGGAATTTCCACCTAGCCAGTACTCTTCACCAACTAAACGCTTACGAGCAGCTTGCTCTTCTGTGTACTTGGTAGCCCAATCAGCACTACCATCACCAATAGCGTCCCAGTCAATATTCTCTGCAATCTGGGGGAAATTCTTTCTGATCTCTGAACGAGTCATATCTACCTGAATACCAACGAAGATAGCATCATCAAATGAATGTGCATCTCTTGTAATACGGAAAGCTTCAGGGTGAATGTTTCTTAGTTCAATTCTTGTCTTATTATGTTTACGTTTTAACCGTACATTTGTGTATACCATTACGTATACAGCTCTGCCATCTTCATCAGTATCTAGCTTCTGATCGTATTCAAGTTGACCAACAACTTCAACATCATCATCAGCAAGTAAAGTATCTAAGTTATCTTGAGAAATTTCATCGTACTCTTCGTATGAATAATCATAGTCCTCGATAAATTCCCATCTAACAACAGAATTTTTCCATAGTAAAGCGGCTTTAACCCATGTGTTTAGCACTTGCCAACCGGGGTTCTTTTTAAAAATCTCATAGTTCACCAGATCAGAAGCTACTTTAGCATCATGAAAAGCCTTAGGTGAATTATTATAAGGTGTGAACCTTGCAATCTTATTGTTGTTGAAAAGTAATTCAGCAATAATAGCTGAGTAACCTTCTACAGCCTCTACAGTATCAGAAGAAACAATCTGAGAAACACCTTGTGGTTTAAGGTGCATATCCGGCATCATGCCATACTCGAATGTAGCCTTCTGTCTTTCTCGGGCCATATCAGAACTATTTAAGAAGTCACCAACAGAGTTCATCACTCCTGTTTCGACCATATTAATTAGTTCTTCATCTGTAACTTTTTCTTTGTATCCTTGAGATACTTGTGAAACATCTTTTGCCATTGTAAACCTTTCTTGGTTCATTCATTCAATCATGGTCTACAACGACCTTATTAGTTCTTCCGGACATCCCACCTGCCGGTTGCCCCAGGCGGACACAAAGGGAGTTAGGTATTACCTCTGATAGGTAGTGTTCGTCCTGACTTTTCTCCAATCTTTTCTTTTGGATTAAGTAGTTTGTTTTGTTGTTGTGGTTTGAGAAGCTTCTTAAAAGCATCCTTTTCCTCACCACGTAACGGTGTATTAATTACAGCCATGTAGACTCCGTCTGTTGGAATGACCCCATCTTTTGTGTGAAGGGTACATTGTTAGTTGTTAGTTTGTCACCGTGAGTTCTGATCATCTCAAGAGCAATAGCCAAAGCAATTACTGTGTCATCATTGTGACCAACAATAGCATTTGTTTTACCACTATCATCTGCAACATAATTCATCAATTCACCGATAATAGTTCTTGATGGAATCCATATCTCATCATTCTCAATAGCACTCTTTAAGAATCCGATAATAGCTGGTTTAGATGCAGAGGTTGTTCTCCATCCTACTCGGCTACCTTCTTCTTTAGATACGTTAGCAATCTTTGTTTGATAGTACAGATTAACATAGTTCATCTGCGTCAGTCTGTTGAGTGTAGCAATACCCATAGAGTTAGACTCAACACCAAGGAGAGCATTGTTATAGTATCGTCCAAGGTAAAATAATACATCCCCAAACTTAGATGGATCAATGGTATTGTTACGGTATACAGCGCACACCTCTTTATCTTTGTTCATGACTACCGCAGAAGAGTAGTCTTTACCTACACCTAAAGCTACGTCTCCAGCAATAGCAAAAGAGTTTTCAAAGCTAGGGTATTTATAAATCTCGATAGAACCTCTTTGAGCATCTTCCATCATCTGGGACTCAAAGTTAAACTCCATCTGCTTAAGAATAGGTTGTGGCACTAAAGCCATTAACTTCTCAATATTGAATACGTTGGCACCTGATACAACGAATGCTTCATCAGGAGTAGCAGGGTACTCTTGTCGGAATTTATCTACACCACCCTCAGCAATCTTTAACCTTCTCCAGTATAACTGGTCATTGTCAAGATTAAACCGGGTAACTATTACCTCTTCTTCATCTGTTCTTTCAAAAGATTCAGGAGCCTCCCTACGGTATTCAGGCATAAGGAACCATGGTACGAAGATAGGAATGTACTCATTCTCACCCGCCACAGCACCCTTCCATAATCTATGGAACTCATTACCCACACCATTAGCAGTACTCTCAAGAATAACCTCTGTACCTTTCGCCTGTGAAATACCCTGAAACATACCAGCCAAAATCTTGGCATCATGCGTCCAGAAAGCAACCTCAGACAAGTGAGCAATAGTTGGTGTTGTACCTCTACCAGCCTCGGGAGAACCCGCTGTATATAGCCTATAACCGGAATCATTATGTTCAAACATAATTTCTTTGGCATTCGACTTCTTAAACTTAGGTCTGAAGTCCTCAGACATGTTTGAGATGGTATTCCTACTCATTGAGAACAAAGAGTCAGAAGTAGCTGTATCATGAGCCATAACTACTGACTTGTTATAAGCATTAAAGTAAGACTTCCAGAATACTCTGGCCGTAGTAAAAGTACTTAAACCCATTTGACGGGCCTTAAGAATAATAGCCCTTACTCTTCCAGTCTTCCTTAACTGTTCTTCAATCTGTTCATTAACAATCTTTTGTGCTTCATTAAACAAAAAAGGTTGGAACCCCTGAGAACTGTCCTTAGGTAAAATCTTAATCTGTTCTTTTGCGAATAACTCAAAGTTATCTTTATATTCAGCTAACTTCTTTCGCTTATTTAACTCGCGTAACGCCTCGAGTTTTTGTTTGTTTGATATACTCGCCATATGGCAGTGCCCCTTGTGTCTATTTATTGGAATAAATGTTATTCCTCTATTATGTACCGACTCTTTAATAAGAATGTAATAGTAAGTATACGTTTTAATAATGAAATAATATGTATAATATTTCTTTGCGAGAGTGTACTTGGAGAAGGTTTTTGGGGTACCCCTACTTGGGTTATGGGGGCTTTGGTTTGGGGAATTTTAGTGGGGTAGTTGTAATGTGGGTATTTTAGTTTAGGGAATTTTAGTTTAAGGAATTTTAGTTTAAGGAATTTTAGTGGGGGTATGTGTCTCTTTGTGTGTTAAAGAATCAGCTGTTTATTTGGATTAGCCCCTTTTTGTTTTGTGACCCCCCTTGGTTTCCTCTGGCTGCTTGCGCTTGGCGCGGTGCTTGCAGCTGTCCTTGTCTGCGCTGTTTGGAGTTTACTATGTTCAATGCTTTGTTGTTTGCCTTGCTTGGTGGTATATCAGTCTCTTGTGTACTGCTAGTAGTGTTCTTTGGTCTATGGCCTTTAGGATATGTAGCTGTGTTGTCTGCTATTATGGCTGGTTGTGTTCATTTTATTTCTCAAGAGGAGTTCTAATGTACTACGTTTATTCTAAGAAGTCTGGTCGTCTGCTGCTTAAGACAACAAACAAAGGAGAGCTTGAGGTTTATCTACCTGAACTAGTAGATGTACATTACATACATTGATACCTATAGACCTTTCTTATGAGAGGTCTATGGGGATAGAATGTCTCTATCCACAACTGACATAACCAAAAGGAAACACTATGTCTAAAGCCTTCGTTCCATCGTTCAATGTTGCTGCTAAAGCTAACGTTAAGTTCTCTACAAACAATCCATTGGGTGAAGACCGTAAGTCATTGCCTGTAACAATTGTTGAGTTAACCTTTAATGAGACTACACGATCAATCGAGGTTGTTGGTTCAGATAGCCGTAAGCGTCAGTGCCGTATTGACCGTATCACCAATGAAGCTGACCTGAAAGCACTTACAAAGCGTCTTCAGACTGTATACGATAAACAAACTCGTATTTCTTTTGTTGCTGCTGGTGGTAATGATCCCAACGTGTGGTTCTATACTATCGTTGATGCTGCTTAATAGGTAGATACCTGTAGAACATTCTTCGGAGTGTTCTATGGGTAGGTACTTTCACCTACGTAATGACATAACTCAAGGAGAATACTATGTCACGCTTCCTGTTATTAACACCACTCATCCCATCTATGTTTGGTATGAACACCTACAACGAACTTATCGAGTCTCTTGAGGAGTTTGGCTGTGGATACCTACAATCAATGGATCCATTAGGTAATGTTGTGTACTTCGCAACAGCTAACAACAAAGACATTATGACAAGGATGACAGAAACAGTAGAAATGCCGGGGATTGTCATCGAGTATACCGCAGTATACGATCAGGCAGAAGTTATCTGAGAGATAATCATGAATAAAACACTAAAGTTGTACATGCACTATGATCATTTAGAGGAAATGGTACAAGAAAACAATTACCTCTATAAAAGTATCGAGCATATACTGTTTGATGATGGTGAAAACATGGATAAACACCTAGCATTTACATTAACAGACGGTAAACTCACAAACGTGGAGATAAAAGATGCAACTAACTAAACATCGTGATACATTTACCTTGAATATGTCCTCAGAAGACCTGATATTCTTGGTAAATAACCTGGGTAGTGATCCAGTATCAGTAGAAGAACAAGAGAAAGTAACAAAGGTACTCAAAGAACTTACTAAGTTTAAAGAGTTTGCTATATCTTTTGACCAATACATGGAGGAACAAATAGCTAAAGCAGAAAAGATGGCTTTAATCTGAGTATAATACCACAAGAAATGTACACAAAAGACATCTACTTGCGAGATGAGCAGGAAATTGTCGGTTGTTGAGTGGTTTCTTGTGGGTGTACTAAAAGTTAGAGATACCCAAACTAACCTACCAATAAAACCTAACCCAAAGACTATGAAAACAACTGTAACCCAAGCACAACCTCCCTTCCAACCTATCTCAATTAGCATCACACTAGAGTCCCAAAAAGAAATCGAATTGTTATGCCAAGTACTGATCGCAAATGTACGTATCCCAAGTATGCTGGCAGATGACGATTCTATTAAGTATGAAGATATGAATAAACTGACAGAAATGATGGCTCAAATCTATCGTGGTGAATTGCAAAAGTACTTTATTGTGGCAAAATAATATGAAAATCTCATCTACAGAAAACTTAAACTTCAAACCAATCACACTAACAGTGACTATTGAAACACTTGAAGAAGCAAAAGCTCTATACGAACTAGGTAACTATGGTCATCATGTCCAAGAAATGATGACAAAGAAAGAGTTTGCTCCAAATTTACCTTATGACGATGTGCTAACACACTTCTACAAAGAACTTGGTAAAGCAAATTTAGCCGGTACCTAATAGGTATATTTCCCTTACAAGTATTATTAATATAAGTATATTATTAATAGTACCTGTATTAAAGGTACCTTTACTACAAGTACTGTATTAAAGGTAGTCTTAACAACAAGAGTATAAACAAGGAAGGATATATGAAGAAAGATAATCAAGAGAAGGTATACCAAGGATCAGATCCATACCTAGTAGAGTTATACGTATTAGGTCATGAGGTACAGTGGTATAATGAAGGTTATTGGATAGACATTCCCTGTTATACTGAAGATGGTATTGATGATGATATCTGTAGAATTACTAACAAGAATTATGATTTCAGGATTAAACCTAAAGATATCTATGTGTTCTTTCATAATTGTTCTATTGATTCCTCTATCACATACTCAAGTGTAGAAAATATAATGTTATTCAATTACCCAAAGTTCAGTCCATCAGGTGCGTATACTATGTTCAGAGTTCGTAATAATATTGTTATTGACTCTTATTCGTGTATGACAGAGGAGATTAATGATGAGTTCTTCAGCTAACAGTATCTACTTCAGCCTTATTAAACGTATCAAAGATAAAATTAAATCTGAGATACGTGTAGTATATGACCCAGAGACAGGTATCCAGAAGACCTTTCTTCATGGTAAGCTATTAGGTGTAAAGAAATTTATTCCTAACAAGTATCGTACTAAGGAGTTAGACTCTAATGACTCTAATAAAGATAATGAGTGATATACAGTACATAACTGCTCTTATTAAGGATAAGAAAGGTAATGTCTTAAGTATAGGTCAAAATAACTATATCAAAACTCATCCTTACCAAGCAGAATGTGCCAAGAAAGCTGGTCATCCAGAAAAGATATATCTTCATGCAGAGATAGATGCTATCATCAAGTGTAAAGATATATCTAAAGCACACTCTATTCATATCTTCAGAAAAGGTAAATCTACAGAGTACTTACTTGCCAAACCTTGTCCTGTTTGTGTTACTGCTATCAGTCAAACTCCTATCAAGAAAGTGTATCATACGTGATCTATACTATCTATCCATGTACAAAACCAGATATCTGGCCTGTAAGAGATAACTGGAATTATCCTAAAGGTATGTACTATGATACCGCTTCAGGTGATGTATTCCTTGTCTCTGAAGAAGCTTATGTAGTATACGTAGGTCGTATTCCCGTAGAGAGAAACCAGTCGGTACCTAATAGAGAGTAATAAATAAAAGACCACAAATTAATGTGGTCTCTTTTTAAATGCCTTCTTCTTTAAGAATCTTCTGTAATTCCTCGTCTGTCAAATCTTCTACCTTATTGATATTAGTTTGTTCAAGTCGAGATAGTTTAGGTTGCTCAAACTCAGCAATTTCTTTTGCATATCGAGCTGCATCCTCAAAATTATCTTGATTTAAAGCATGCATCATTGACATCTTTAAGACATCGATAGCTTTGATATCAACTTGAGAAAGGACTTTTCTTACAGCATCTGCACTACACTTAAATTCTTCTGTCAACACTCTAATAGCTTCTGTGTTTCTCTTTCGAGATTCCACGGAGTTTTTCTGTAGTTCCCGAGCCATCTCTGGACTAGTAATCACTCTTAAATTCTTAATTGAATTAGGGTGTACTTTCACAAATTTCTTTTTAATCATTCTTTGAATCCTTAATGTAAGTAATAACATATTACTTTCTATTAGGAACCGTCTAATATGAACACAATTCAAATCCAAACCAAAGGCTCTGATCTCGAAACTATTACCATCACTCTAGATGATAATCAAGTTGCTGCTATCTATGAGTCTAATAAAGAGTTAATTAAAGAAATCGCTGATCTCAAGAAAGAATTAGAAAATAAGACAAGTAACTACAAGTGGGCTTCAGAAACTCGTGACAAAGCTACAAGTGAAATTAGCCAAGCTAACACACTGTTGACTGCCCTAGGTGTACAACTGCAAACTAACGAAGAAGACTCTTACCGCCGTACTGAACTACCTATCGCTACCCGTATTGCTCTTTATATTGCTACTAACAAGTAATAGTGCCATACAATACAAATACTACTCTCTCATTTATTAAACAACTTTCAATCAATCCAAAAGGAAATCAATCATGACTACATCAAACGCTCAAAACGAAGTTCGCAACGTAATCCTCAAAGGTGTCTCTCTACACTGGGCTAAGCTCAATCCTGAGAAGCCTGTATCTCCCTTCGGTACCGATCAATGGGAAATTACCGTACAAGCACCTAAAGCACGTAGCAAAGAACTTGAACAGTTTGGTAAAGTAAAAGACGGTTTTGATAAGAACACTGTTGCTATCAACCTGAAAAAGAAAGCTGAAAAGAAAGACGGTACACCAGCAGCACCTGTACGTGTTGTAGATAACATGAAACAACCTCTTGACCCGAAAGTCATCGGTAATGGTTCAGAAGGTAACGTTATGTTGATGCTCAAAGACTATGAGATCAAAGCACCTAACGGTAAAGTAACCAAGTCAGGTACCGCAGTAACACTAGTCGCTGTTCAAGTAACTAACTTAGTTAAGTACGAAGCTAAAAGCGCTAACTTCGTTGACTTCGATGAAGAAAGCGAAGGTACTGCCGCTAACCAAGATGATGATATCCCTTTCTAAATAAATAAATAATATAGGCCACTCCTAACAAGAGTGGTCTTTTTATTCCATGACAGGTTTATTAACTATCGTAGTTGTATACTACATATGGTATAAAGTGAGTTTCAAATGAATAAACAAATCGTATTAAATATCCTTCGTAAAGAACTTAAACGCGAAGAAGAAAATCTGCTATTCCATAAAGCACAGATTGTATATCTATGGGATATGTGTGATGTATCTAAAAGAAGCAACCCATACATGACTGTATTCTTTCAAGAACTTAACCGTAACAAAGAGCTAGCTCGACAAACCCGCCGTAAACTAAAGGCTATTCGTGAGTCTATTAAAACAATTAAATCTATTGTGGGGTTTCTAAATGTCTGATCGTAAACTAGCAACCATCCGTGTTATCTCCCAACTAAAACCTATCAAAAACGCTGACTTAATTGAAGTTGCTGTTATTGATGGTTGGGAAGTAGTTATTAAAAAAGATGAATTTAATGTAGGTGATCTATGTGTCTACTTTGAAATTGACTCATGGATTCCCACAGAGTTAGCACCATTCCTATCTAAAGGTAAAGAACCTCGTGA